GACGTGTACGACCCGAGCGCCCGGACGTACTTCTACGTGGCCCAGACGAACGGGTATACGCCCACCGCGCCGGCCTGGGCGGCCGGGTTCTCGCCGACCCACGGGTTCGGCCGCGTCATGTTCGCGGAGCCCTGGCCAGGCATCGACACGTTCGCCGTGGCCATCGACCCGGGCGGCGATGACCCCTTCGGCCTCCAGGTCATCGGCTGGGGGAAAACCCATCGGCGCATCCAGCACCTGGTGGATTGGGTGAGCCCCCGGGACGCGCGCCTGACCTGGGGGCAGGTCATGGAAGCCCTCGGCAAGGTGGTGGCCCAGCGCTATCCCACGCGGTTCTGGTGTTACGACACGACGTCAGACACCGAGCTGGACACCTTCGGGCATCAGTACGGCGTGCCGGTTATCCGCGCCGCGAAGAAGGCCGACCGCGACGGCCAGATCCGCCGAATGAACGACTTACTGCGCCCCGGAAACTTCGCGGTCATGGACGGCTCGAACCTGGCCTATGACCTCGTAACGGCCAAGCTGGTGAAGGGCGAATGGGTGGGCCATCACCCGACCGCTTCCGAGTGCGCCCGCTACGGCCTCCGCTTCTACTGGGAGAAGGCCCCCAAGGCGCCGCCGCCCAAGACCGCGCCGGCCGAGGATCCGTTTGATAAGGAGATGCGCATGAGGCGGGAGGCGGAGGCCAAGTTGACCAGGAACCGCCGGCGGTGAACAATGGACCCATGGCCGCCGACTTCCCCGACGTAATTACCGGACGCGACGTCCGGAAATTGAAGGCTTCGGCGTGAGCGCATCGCCCATCGTCTGGAGGTACGACCGCGAGTGGTGCGATCTGGAGGTCGATGACCCCACCGAGATCCGGTCCATGCTGGACTCGGCGGTATCCTTCATCGAGACGAGCCCCGAGGAGCAGGGGCGCTTGGTGGCGACGCTCATTGACCTGGCGCTGTTCTGCGGCCGGCCGTTCACGGCCATCACCATGGCGGACCTGTGGTCCTACGCGGCCCTGGTCGACCAAAACACGCTTCGGTTCAACGCGTGTTACTCGGTGATCTCGACCATCATGTCGCGGATCTGCTCCTTCCGGCCGCGGGCGCAGTTCATCCCCACGGCGGGGAACTACCGCACCCAGCGGAAGTGCCGCCAGCGTACCCAGGCCCACGACGCCTGGGCGCACCGCGAGAAGTACCAGGAGGAAGCAGCCTTCGCGTTCCGGGACTGCCTGACCGGGCCGGGCGGAGTCCTCAAGACCTACCTTGAGACGGTGTTGCCAGGGACCGACGAGGAGCAGACGTACACGCGCCTTGCCCGCGTCCCGAGCTGGGAAATCAAGGTCGACGAGGAGGACGGAAAGTACGGCGATCCGCAGTGCATGTATCACGTGCGCTACATCACCCAGCGCAACGCCCTGCGCGTGTACGGTCGGAACGACGCCGAGCGCGCGCTGATCGTCCAGGGCTCGGAGCGCCTGGCCGGGCTCAACGGGTACACCGGCGCCGACGGGCTGAATGGACTGGCCCGGCGCAACGGGCGGCCCCTGGTGCGCATCGTGGACGCCTATTGCAAGGGGCCGAAGGGCCGGCACGTCGTCATGGTGGGCGACCTCATCGTGTACGGCGACGGGGAAGAAGGCCTGTGGAAGCACCCCTGGCACCCGTTCGACGTCTTCCGCTTCGACAAGGCCGAGGGGACGGGGTTCTGGGGGCGCTCCGCGCTGGACAAGGTGCGCGGCATTCAGACCGGAATCGACGACACGGTCTATGAGATCGACCAGGCCTATCACCTGTCGTCCAAGTTGTTCTGCGCCGGCCAGGTCGACCCAGGGAAGATGACGAACGAAATCGTCCAGTACGTCCCGACCAACCCGGGCGAGACCATCGTCTTTCACAACCCAAAGCCGATCGACACCGACGCCTATCTCTGGTTCGAGAAGAAGAAGGCGTGGATGTTCGAGGTCCTGGGCGTGTCGCAGAACGCGGCCATGGGCCTCAAGTCCAAGGGCGTGACGGCCGCCGTCGCCATCCAGGCGGAGAGCGATCTCCAGTCGGACCGGCTGTCCCTGTGCTCGCAGGCCTGGGAGCAGATGGCGCCGAGCGTGGCGGAGAAGTGGTACGCACTCGAGAGCGACGTCGGCGGCAAGCGCGAATACCGCGCGCGAGATCGCGGACGCGTCCAGGTCATCACGATCGACGCGGACGGCGAGGTCCAGACCATCGAGGCCTTCCCCACGTCGTTGTTCGGCCAGTCGGTGCCAGCGCGCCTTCAGAAGGCGATGGACGCCGTCAAGGCCGGATGGTTCGACCAGGAAGAGGTCCTCCGCGCGCTCGGCGTGCCGGACCTGGAGTCCATCCTCGAGGTCAAGCTTGCTGAATACGAATGGATCGAGGCCTTCGCCGATGACATCTTGGAGGCCGAGCGGCAGTACGTGACCCCCATCGAGTGGGTCAACCCAATCAAGTGCTTCGAGTATTGCCGCCTGCGCTACCTACGGGCCGACGCCGACGGGTCCTATCCGTCCGATGGGATGTACAACATGCGCAAGCTCCTGGACTACCTCCAGCCGATCGCCCAGGCCGCGCGCGACAAGGCGGCGGGGAAGCTCCCAGCCGGCCCGCCCGGCCAAGGCGCGCTCCCGCCTCAGCCGTCGCCGGCAGCGATCCCCGGGGCCAGANNCCGCGCTGGCGCCGCCCGCGCCCGCCCCGGCGGCCCCCCAACTCCCAGGTCTCCCGCAGTCCCCGGAGGCCCTGCCCGTCCAGTAGTCCCTCAACGTCGCAACGAAAGGATCGTCCATGTCGCAACGAAGAAGTGGGCGCGGCCCAGCAGCCGCCCCGAAGCCCCGTATGCCGTTCCTCGGTGGAGGTGCCAAGGCCGGAGTCTCCGCCCGCCTCGTGTCCGGAGACGGCCCGATCACCGAGGGCGGCAAGGGCGATGCCCGTCGCCTCGATCCGACCGAGACCGTGTGGAACGACCACGAGAGCGGCGGCCAGGCTCCGCCAGCCGACACCCGCACGCCCGAGCAGGCAGAGGCGGAGCGAAAGCAGATGGAGGCTGCGGCCGACGGCGGCATGCCGACCAAGGTCACGAGTCGGGACCGCGAGGACGCGGACAAGGAGTCGAAGATCCGCGCGCTCTTGAACGGCAACGCGGAGGCGTCGGCCGGTGATGAGGGGGGTGCGGGCGGTGAAGGCGCCCAGGGTGGCGAAGGAGAAGCGGCGGGCGGCGGCGAGACGCAGGCCTCCGGCGACACGTCGCCCGGCGCGGAGCCCCCGTCCCGGAAGGAGCGGATCGCCGGGATCGATGGGAAGCTCGCCGCGGAAAAGAGCAGGCTCGCCACGGAGCGCGCCCTGGCCGAGGAGCGCCAGAAACGTAAGGAGCTGGAGGCGACCCTTCAGGGGACGGATGTCCTCGCCTTCGCCCGCGCGCGCGGCATGACGAAGGACCAGGCCATCGACGCCCTCCTCGACGCGAACGACACAGCGGCGGCGGCGGGACATGCCGCCCCCGACCCCATGAAGGCCATCAACGATCGCGTGGCCAACCTCGAGGCCAGGGAGCGCGAGGTCACGCGACGCGAGGCGCAGTCGATCGTGGAGCGGGTGACGTCCGACATGGACATCCCCGTCACGCGCGCCACCAAGCGGGTGGCGGTCCAGGGCGAGGACGGGCGAACGGAGATGATGTCCGGGCTCGAGCTGGTCACGGCCACGGCCAGACGCCTGTGGGAGCAGGCAGGAAGCCCCGACGGCGGCGTGGCATCGTTCCTCAAGGAGGCCGCGGAGAAGGTCGAGGACACGCTCATCAACGACCAGCGCGAAGTCCTCGAGGCCTACGCCGCGAAGAAGACGGCCGGCGGCAAGGCGCCGCCCGCGGCGCCGAAGCGCCCTGCGCCGCCCGCGGTCGGAAGGCGGACGGGAGCTGGCGGAGGCCCAAGTACGGCCCCGGAGCCCATCAAGCTCTCCGACGACCAAGACGAACGGCAGCGGCAGATCAAGGCGCGTTTCGGCTGGACGTAGCCTCCGATGGCAAAGCGCACGCTGGCCCCTACGGGAGCCGTGGGCGCGCCGCAGTGGGAGAAGGGACGGAGCGGGAACCCATCCGGGCGCCCGAAGGGAGCGGCCGAGTTCGCGTTTCTCATGCGCCGCGCGTTCGAGGAGGCACCACCAGGCAAGAAGCAAAACCTTGCCCAGGTGGTGCTCGCCATCGCCTTCGACGGCCGCAACAAGAAGCAGATGGAGGCCATCAAGCTCTGCGCCGCCTACGGGTTTGGCCTGCCCAAGCGGGCCCTGGATGACGAGACGGTAAAGGCCCTGGCGCGCGAGATGATGGAACAGGCCATGGAGGAGGCGAAGCGCAAGCGTGCGCTACAGTTGCAGCAGGAGGACGGCAATGGGCAAGGCTGAAGACGCGATCCGGCGGGTCACTCGCCAGGGTAAGACCATCAAACTACCCGTCGGTGACGTGTGGATGACGGCAGCCAAGTTCTACGAGCTACGCAAGGAGCCGTTGCCGGCCGAGGTCCTGCCGGAGGACGTCGTCCATTGGGACGGGAAAACCGCCCACTTCGAGGACGATTGCGAACCCGGGTGCATTCGCCTCGGGTAACGAACGAAAGGAAACCATGAAGCCAACCATCGGAAGGATCGTCCACTATCACTCGTACGGAACGCCGGGCGGCGAGTTCAAGCCGGCGCCGCGCGCGGCGATCGTTGCCGACGTCCACGACAACGAAGAATGCAGCATTGTCGTGCTCAACCCGTCGGGCCTGTTCTTCAACAAGGCCAAGCACGCGCCGGACGACAGGCCCACGCCGGGACACTGGAATTGGCCGCCCCGCGAAGCGTAGAATAAGACTCACCCCGGGGTGGCCGATGGCTGGTCATTCGATAGGCAGGCCCGCCTCCTTCTCAGCTTCGGGCGCACGGCGGTGGCCCCGGGGGTAGTTTCCGGACTACTTGACCGGAAATTCGTCCGTGGTACCTTGGATCCGTCTCCGCTCTATTTCGAAACGCCGTAATCCGAAACCTCAACGGCAAAGGCGGGAGTTGTTCGTGTTCCCAACTCTCACACTTGAGGTTTCTCCATGGCATCGAATCAGGGTACGACTCCCGGCGGCACGATCGCCACGCTCGCCGATGCGCTGATGTTGAATTACGACCTCGGATTCCGGGGTCGCGTGGGCTGGTCGAAGGGCGCCGCGGCGGCGATGATCAAGAAGGTCCGATGGTCGGGCCTTCAGCCGGTCATCCCCATCCGCAACGCCAACTCGCCGGCCGTGTCGAACACCTTCGGCACCGCCCAGGCGCGCGCCGCGACCTCGACGGGGATCACGAAGGTCGTTCAGTTCAAGCCGCAGTGGTACAAGAAGTTCGGCGTGGCCCAGATCGATTCGCTGTTGATGGCGGCCGCCAGCGACAGCAAGGGTGCCGTCTATGACGAGCTGTGCACCCAGATCGATGGCATCATGAACGGCACCACGCACCAGTTCTCGACGGACATCTATCGGAACGGGTTCGGGGCCATCGGCGTGATCAGCTCCGCCACCACGCTGGCCTCCACGCGGCTCCAGCTCCAGGACCCGGAGGACTCGGTCCTGTTCGTCGAGGGAATGACCTGCGTCCTGTCGCAGACGGATCACGCGGATCTCCTGCGCTCGGCCGGCGCGACGTTCGAGGTCGCGGGCATCGAGGACTACGAGAAGGGTTACATCACCACCACCCAGAACATCAGCACGGCGATCGCCGCCGCGGCCACGGGCGACACTATCTTCCCCGAGGGCAATCGGCAGAACAGCGCCACGCCCACGCCGCTCGCCATCAACGGGTTCGATGCCTGGTTCCCGACCACCGTCCCAACGACCACGGACGTGTGCTCCGGCGTCGACCGCTCCAAGTCCGCGCAGCTCCGCGGGACCATCATCGACCTGACCACGGCCGCCAACGCGGCGAAGAACGTGGAGGACGCGTGCCTCGACGCCATCACGGCTTCCGCGCGGTACGGCGGGCAGCCGGAAAACATGGTGTACTTCACCAACAACACGAACTATCGGGAGATGATGCGCCTCGGGCAGGCGCGCTACCGCCCGAACGTCGTGAAGGGGCCCTACGGCATCTCCTTCCAGGGCATCAAGATCATGACCGACAACGGGGAGATCACGGTCCAGCCGGATCGTTACTGCCCCGTGCGCCGGTCCTACCTGATCGACATGGGAACGGTGAAGTTCTACGGGTGCGGCTCCGCCGAGGTCCCGCGCTTCATCGACGATGACGGCGTGGGGAAGATCCTGCGCATGACCGACGCCGCCGCGGTCGAGTGCCGCGTGGGGTACTACGGCTGCATCGGGTGCAACAACCCGATCGTCAACGTGGTGGTGGTCCACCGCTAAAGAGCGGTGGATGATGGGGCCGGCGCCAGCACAGGCCGGCCTTTCGTCTCCTCAACCATCCACGAAAGGAATCGACGATGATCTATCCCATGGGCGGCTGGTTCAATCAGCGCAACGTGGTCGGGTTCGCCCACAAGGTGACCCTCGGCGCCACCGGCGCGCTCTCCTCGCAGGAGGCGGCCTCCGACACGGGGATCGTGTGCTCGGCACGCGTCTCGGCGGGGCGCTACACGCTCACGCTACCGTCGAAGTACCGCAAGTTCTACGGGGGCGTGGTCTCGGTCATCGGCCCGGACACGGCGGTCTACGGCGCCAAGACCAAGGGCCTGGATTACTTCTTCCGCGCCGACGACGTGGACGCGAACAACAAGGACGGCACGGTGGAGCTCCAGTTCGTCAACCCGTCCACCGACGCGACGAACTACATCGATTCGGACCTCCCGGACAACACGTCCTTCCTGGTGGTTCTGTTCGCCGCGTTCTAAGCTGGCGCCATGGCTGTCAACATCGACGACATCGCGAAGCGCAAGCCCAAGCCCGCGGCGCCGAAGGGCGACGAGGCGGAGGGTGCCGACGTCGAGGCCTCCGAGAAGGGCGGGGAGGACTCGTACGAATCGGTCGAAGGCGACGCGATCGACGCCCTGGCGAAAACCCTCCGGGTTCCGGCCGAGAGCTGGGCCGCGTTCGGCGAGGCCCTCACCGATCTGGTGGAGGCCTGCGCCAAGCGCATCCTGAAGTCCAGGGAGTGACGTGAGCGTTCCCCTCGCCCAGCTCGTCTCACGGGCCCGCACGCATGCGAACATGCAGGTGGGCGGGCCGTGGGACGCTGGCGAGTGGGACGCCGCCATCAACGATGCCGTTCGGGCGTTCTACCTCGACTGCAACGAGAAGAACCCCACGTGGAAAATCACGGTCGCCACCCTGACGATCGCCAGCACGGCCACGCCGCACACAACGTTGCCTGCCGACTTTATGAACATGTACCGGGTAACGGCGCAGGCGGGCAGTTCCGAGCGCGAGCCGATCTACTATTCGGGCGACGAGCGCGCGGAAGAGTGGATGCGGACCTATCGCATCGAGGGGACCGAGTTCTACATTGACCCGCTCGAGCGGGCGGCGGACGACTACGAGATCCGCTACAACCCGCTCCCCGTTGCCATCACGGCCGCGAATCCGCTCGCGGGCGAGCTGGAGCAGTTCCGCGAGTATTTCGAGCTGTACGCCGCCATGCAGGCCTTGGCCGACGAGGAGTCATCCACGGCCGACCTGGAGAAGAAGTTCAAGCCCTGGGCGATCCGGGCGCAGTCCTGGGCGCTCCGGCGCCGGTCCTCCGATCCGATGCGCCCGCGGGACGTCCGCCCCCGCGGCTTCCTCCGCCGGAGGTTCTAAGGTGGCACGGCGCCCGATTGGGCGGCCGACCGATCCGGGCCTGGGGAACCTTTACGACCCGCTCAAAGAGCTGGCCAAGGAAGTCGACCCGGAAGACGCCCCCAAGCTTCGCGCCATCACGCTCGGAACGCTGGCAGAGCTGCGGAAGACCCCAGGCGATGTCACCGGCAATCGCGGCCCGGCCGGCGTCATCCTGGCGGGGTACAAGACCACGCGCGACGGCGGCGAAGGGATCTTCATCTGGGACCCGTCGTGCGTCCTTGATGACAATGGCGGCGCCGGGGACACAGCGGGGGTCGTCCAGGTGGCCAACGTCAAAACAGGGCGCTGGCGGCGGATGTTCCCCGCGCCTACCCCCGTCCAGTCCGGCGCGGTGCTCCGTGTAACCGTCCTCACGTCTGGGTCTG